ACCATATCTTGGTTCATTATTCAAGTCACAAAATGCTTCTACTTGGACAGCTTCTCAATTAGAAGATATGAAGTTTACTCTGTATAAAGCAGAGTTTACCTCTGGTACTACGGGAACAGTTAACTTCTTCAATCCAGAATTGAATGTTGGAAATAATGAATTTGTAGAACTTAATCCAAATCCAATTGAGGTTGTATCTAAGAGAATTACACTTGGATTAACTTCATCAATTGCTGATAGTATCGATACTTTAGGTATTGCTACTGGTGTTGCAATTGCTCAGACTGGTTCTGGTTTATCTGGCGGTGTTGGAAACATTATTGCTATTGGTGGTTCTGTTGTAAGTAGTGGTTCTACTGATGGATTATTAGCAGTGAATCCTGGTTCTGGATATACTGTTGCGACTACAGAAGGAATTCAACCATACACCATTACAGGTGCTGGTTCTGGAATGCAAATAACTGTTCAAGTTTCTACTGCTGGTTCTGTTTATCAGGATCCTAATAATAAGGCAGGATTAGTTGGACTTGTTAGTGTTACTGATGGTGGTAGAGGATATAAGATTGGAGACGTAGTTGGTATTCCAACTGCTTCTATGAATGGAATAGGAACAGGAGCACAACTATCTGTTGTTTCTATTGGATTCACTAATACATTATTCTTAGATAATGTTCAAGGAGACTTTGTTGCTGCTGGTTCCAGCATGACTTATGTTACCAATACTGGTATCAGATCTGAAATTAATGGTGAAGGTTCTAATGTAACCATTCTTTCTGGACAAGCAATTACAGATCCTTATTATGATGGTAAGTCTATTAAGGTTCGTCATAGAAATCATGCAATGCATGAATCCAATAACCTTGTTAAAATTGAAGGTATAGTAAGTGATATTGCTCCTACTTCATTGACTGCTGCTTATGGTAGAGATAACACTGGAGATTTAGTTGTAAGTGCTGGTACTGCATTTACTGATTTTGAAGGTGTTGGTGTTGGTACAACTAACCCTGGTTATCTTAAGATTGGTAATGAGATTGTTCAGTATACTTCGGTTGATGGTAATACCATCAGTGGTATAACTAGAGCACAAGATTCAACTCTTGCATTTACTCATCCAGTAAATCAACTTGCTTATAAGTATGAATTTAATGGAGTATCTTTAAGAAGAATCAATAAGCAACATAATATGTCTGAGGTTGCTAATCAGGGATCTCATCCAATTACAATGGATACTTATTTTGTTGCGATTGATACTGATGGAACATCATCTGATGGTGTAGGAATTGGTGTTAGTAGAACTGCAAGTGCTAATGGATTCCCAAGTCTATACTTTAAGGATGTTAAGAGTGGTGGAGAATCAAGAGTTAAAGCATCTCAGAACGTTCAATTTGAAGCAATCACACCTAACTTCCAAACTTTAGTTCCTAAAGGTACTAATATTACTTCTAGAGCTAGAACTGTTAGTGCTAGAAGTGTAAGTGGTATTGAAACATCCTTTGAAGATAAAGGATTTGAATCTATTGCTCTTAATAGAACTAATTTCTATGATAATCCACGTATGATTGCTTCTAAAGTTAATGAGGATAGTAAATTAACTTCATTACCTGGAAACAAATCATTAAATATACAATGTGATATGACTAGTAATGATGCTAACATATCACCTGTTATTGATATAGATAGAGTTAGTGCAATTCTAACAACTAATAGAGTTGATGATACTGTTGGTGTTTTTGCAACGGATCCTTTAGTTAAGATTCCTGGTGAAGATCCTACTTCAGCAACTTATGTTACTAAGAATGTAGGACTTAAGGTTCCTTCTACAGGAATTAGAGTTATGTTCTCTGCTAATAGAGCAAGCACTTCTGATATCAGAGTTGCATATGCTCTCTTTAGAAAGGATGATAATGAAAATGAAGTTCGTTACCAGTTGTTCCCAGGATATGATAATCTTGATGAAAATGGTGAAGTCATAGATCCTAAGAACAATTCTGGACTTCCTGATAAATTTGTTGCTCCTACATTTGATAGGAATAACTTCCGTGAGTATGAATTTACTGTTGATTCTCTTAAAGAATTTGATGGATTCAAAATTAAAGTTATGATGACTGCAACTAATCAGGCTCATCCTCCTAAGTTCTCTGAGTTCAGAGCAATTGCATTATCATGATACCAGTAAAAGACAATCATGCTCTTTATAGGGATGAGAACTCAAATGCGATTGTTTCAACTGATGTTTCAGAACATCAAAAATATATTGAAGCTCGTAATCGTAAAAAAAGTGAGAGAGCAGAAATAGATGAACTTAAAGGTGAACTCAAAGAGATTAAGGAAATGTTAAGGAGTATCGTAAATGGCAACTAGAACCTTCACATTTGATTCAACTTCTGACTACCCATCAGTTTCTGATCTGGTAGTTAATGTTGGTGCTTCATTTACATGTACTTTTACAGTAAATGATACATCTGGTACTGCAATAGATTTTACCAACTATACTGCAGAATCTTCACAGATGGCAAAGTACGTTGGTGCTGGTGTAACTGCAACATTCTCAGTTGGATTTTCCAGTGCTTATGATGGTAAAATGTTTATTGGGTTAACAACAACTCAGACTTCAGAATTAAAAGAAGGAAGACATGTATATGATGTTAATGTTAAGACAGGAGATACGGTTTATAGGATAGTTGAAGGGCAAATAATGGTTAGGGGTGGTATATCATCCACTCTTTGATAAATACTTAGAAAACTGGGAATATGTCAAAGCCAGCTTCGAGAACTGAATTAATCGATTACGCTAAGAGGCAACTTGGTGCTCCCGTTCTCGAAATAAATGTTGCTGATGAACAAATCAGCGATTTATTAGATGATGCATTCCAGTTTTGGAATGAGAGGCATTATGATGGTGTCGTGAAGATGCCTATGAAATATCAATTTACTGATGATGATATCAGTAGAGGTAATGGTACAGTAGGAATTGTAACAACAACCGTCACGCAACCAGCAAGCACAGGTATAGGAACTACTGCTGGTGCTGATGCTACATTTAAGTTTGAAGAGAATAGTAATTATATTAAAATGCCCGATAGCATTATCGGTGTTAATAAGATATACAGGTTTGATGGTTCTAATACCATGACTAATAATATGTTCAGTGTGAAGTATCAGTTATTTTTGAATGATGTTTATTACTTTGATTCACTTGAATTGTTGACATATGCAATGACAAAGACGAAGTTGGAAGATATTGATTTCCTATTGAATACAGAAAAGCAAATTAGATATAATATTAGACAGGATAGATTATACCTTGATATTGATTGGGGTAGTGTCTCACTTAATGATTATATCATTATTGATTGTTGGAGAATTCTTGATCCATCAGATTCTACTAAAGTTTATAATGATAGATTCTTAAAAAGATACTTTACTGCTTTATTAAAGAGGCAGTGGGGACAGAATCTTATTAAATTCCAAGGAGTTAAACTTCCTGGTGGAATTGAATTGAATGGTCGTCAGATTTATGATGATGCCCAACTTGAATTAGATAAGATTCAAGAAAGGATGACTTGGGATTATGAAGAACTACCACTTGACATGATAGGATAATGGCATTAAATCCATTTTTTACACAGGGAACTAAAAACGAACAGAATTTAGTTCAGGATTTAATCAACGAACAGTTGAAGATGTATGGTGTTGAGTGCTATTATCTTCCTCGTAAATACTTAACAACTAATACTGTTATTAGAGAAGTAGTTCAGTCTAAGTTTGATGATGCTTATCCATTAGAAGCATATGTCAATAACTACGATGTCTATCAAGGAAATGGTACAGTATTGTCGAAGTTTGGTATTGAAGTTCAGCAAGATATTAACCTTACAATATCAAAAGACAGATTCGAGAATTATATCACCCCTCTTATTAGAAATGAGTCGGGAATTAAATTATCCACCAGACCAAAAGAAGGAGATCTTATATGGTTCCCGCTTGACGATAGACTGTACGAAATTAAGTTCGTCGAACATGCGAAACCCTTCTATCAACTAAAAGAACTTTATGTCTATGAATTACAGTGTGAAGTATTCCGTTATGAAGACGAAACGGTTGATACAGGAATTGGTTCAATTGATGATGAAACAGAAGAAATTGGATATTCACAAACTCTCACACTTACTGGTGTCGGAACAACAGCTACTGCTGTCACCACATTTAGAAACGGCGGTATTCAGTTCATTGATCTCCTTAACTCTGGAAGTGGATACAGAGCAACACCCACAGTTGCAATTTCTTCTGCTCCAGCTGGCGGCATTACAGCTACTGCTGTAGCAATAACAACCAGTGCAGTTGGATTAACAACATCCTTTGCTATTGAAAGTATACGTATAACCAATCCTGGTGCAGGATACTTATCACCACCATCGATATCTTTCCAAGGTGGAGGAGGAACAGGTATTGCTGTAACCGTTGGTATTGCAACTACAGGTACTGTTGGAGTTGTTACTATTACTGACGGTGGAGATGGTTACTATGGAACTACTCCTACAGTTGCATTTACTGCTCCAACAACTGGCACAACTGCAACTGGAGAGGTAGTAGCAGTTGGAGGAACTGTTAGGTCTGTCAGAATAGTTAATGCAGGTGCTGGATATACTGAAGTACCTACTGTCACTATTAGCAATCCTGGATTACTTGGTTCTGGTGACTTCTACTTTAATGAAGAGGTTACTGGTGGAACCACAGGAACCAAAGCAAGAGTCAAGTCTTGGGATGCAACGACTAAAACTCTTGTGGTTGGTATTGCAACAGGAACATTCCTCCAAGGAGAATCTATTACTGGTGACGAATCCTCAGCAGTTTATACTCTTGCAGTTGATACTACTGACGATATAGTAACACCATATGCAGAAAATCAAGTTATACAGTCTGAAGGAGACGATATATTAGACTGGACACGTTCTAACCCATTTGGAGATGCCTAATGCCACTCCCAGAAATCCCTTATGATTCATGGTTTCATGATAAACCTCATCCACATGATACAATGCCAATAGCAACAGACGAACCATTAGACACATCACCATCAGAAATTCAACCACCTGGTGTAGATAAAGAAGAGAAAAATATACATGAAAAGATGTATGAAATTGCCACTGCAAAGTATAATCCTTTTGCTGTAGGTGGTTCAGAGAGTATTCATGATTTCTAAAGTTGTTAAATAGTAAGTAGTATAGAACTGGTTATCATCTGTGTTTGAATATTTCTATCATGAGATTCTGCGAAAAACCGTAATTGGTTTTGGTACGCTCTTTAATAACATACAGATAAAGCATCTCGACAGTAATGCTAAAGCTGTTAGTGTCATGAAAGTGCCACTTGCATACGGTCCTATCCAAAAGTTTTTGGCGAGGATAGAGCAAGCACCCGATTTAAAGAATGCACAGACTTTAACACTTCCCAGACTATCATTTGAATTTACTGGACTTAGTTACGATCCTACAAGAAAAGTAACTCAGACTCAAACTTTCTTAACTTCACCAACTGGTGAGAAAACTAAGGCAAAGAAAGTTTATATGCCAGTTCCGTATAATATGACATTTGAACTCAATCTGATTGCCAAATTAAATGACGATGCATTACAGATTGTTGAACAAATATTACCATACTTCCAACCTTCTTATAACCTAACAATCAACCTATTATCTACTATTGGTGAGAAAAGAGACGTTCCAATAGTTTTAGATAATGTCACTTTTACTGATGACTATGAGGGAGATTTTTCAGAACGTAGAGCATTAATTTATACACTTACATTCACTGCAAAGACATATCTATTCGGGCCTATTCCTTCTGCATCTGGTGGACTTATTAAGAAAGCAACCATTGATTACAGTACAAGGAAAGGTAAGGACTTCAGAAGAGAAGTTCGTTACAGTGTTACACCACGTGCAGTTAAGGATTACACTGGCGATGGCATAACATATCTTGCAGAAAATCTTGATGCCAAAGAAACTCTTATTACAGTCGGAGATGCTTCTGGTTTAGCAGTTGACAATAGAATTTACGTTGATACAGAGACTATTAAGATTAAGGAGATTGATGGCAATAATCTTGTCGTTCTTCGTGGAGAAGATGGAACTTCAGCAGCAGAACATGTTGAAGGTTCCACTATAGATCTTATTGACACTGCTGATAATGCTCTCATTGAGATTGGTGATGATTTCGGATTCAATGAGACTACTTCATTCTATCAAGACTTCAAGCAGTATAGTCCATCTCAGAATAAGGATGTTTAATTATGGCAGACTTTACCGAATTGGAAAAAACGTTTGATGTTGCAAGTGAAGTTGTAGCAGACGTTAAGAAGGTTGGTATTCAAAAACCACCCGTAGATAGGGACAAAACGGATATCAGAAATGACTACGAATACACAAGAGGCAATTTATACTCTATCATTGAGAAAGGACAAGAAGCAATTAACGGAATTCTTGAACTTGCTCAGGAAAGTGAAATGCCCAGAGCATACGAAGTTGCTGGACAACTCGTTAAGTCAGTATCAGACGCAACTGACAAGTTGATGGATCTACAGAAGAAACTTAAAGATGTAGAAGAAGAGACTGTACAAAAAGGACCAAATACAGTTAATAATTCACTCTTTGTTGGTTCTACTGCAGAGTTAGCTAAGATGCTAAAAGACGCAACCAAGGCCCAAAATAAATAGAAATATGGTAAATAAGACTCCTATTGTAGATCTACCGTCAATAGACGAGTTTATTGTTGAGCCTGAATTACCATCGGTAGATGAGTTTCTACCACAAGAAGAGATTGTAGAAGAAGTTCAAACCATTGAAGATGCTGATGGTAATGCTTTTCTAGAAGTAGAAGATGTTATTAAAGCACCT